CCGCTTGGAGGGCTCCTGTGCCCACGAGCGCTGCTGCTCCGAGAACCTGGAGCAGTCCTGCCGCTGAGAGGTCTCCTGTGCCACTCAGCGCTGCTGCTCCGAGAACCTGCACCAATCCCGCCGCTGAGAGGGCCCCTATCCCAGAAAGCGCCGCCTCTCCATTGACTACTGCCGCCCCGCTCAGAGACGGTATCATCCATACCGATGCTGCGCCACTGGCGCGAGCAGTGCAGATCTCGTAGCGACGCCGGACCTCGGCGGCGGAGAGAGCGCGATTATAGATACGGGCCTCCAAGATGGTGATACCATGATATGCAGAGCCGCTGGAGAAGGAAATTTCGTCGTCGCCGCCAAATGCCGAATCATCTATCGTGCCACTGGCCGCGACACTGCCATCGGCTACACCTTCGCGATAGCCGCGCACGGCGGCTCCATCATAGACCAATACGGCATGAATAAGCTCACCCACGTCTGGCCTGGCTTTAATGCCTCCCGCCTCCCTCAGCGTTCCACCCGTGATCAGGCGATAACACCGAGAAGCTATGGCATCGCCCCGAAAACAATAACCTGCATAGAATGTCGCATCATCTGTATTTGTCTGCTCGAAACTCAACGTTGGCGACAGCGGCCAACTACCACTCAATTGATCTAGGCGAAAGAACACCTCCATCGTGATGGCTGTCCACACATCGGGTATTCCCAATTGCTGGATTGTGATATTGGTTTTTCCCCTCTCTCCCACCGCGAACTGGAGACCGGGGCCCACAGGCGTAATCACCCATTCGCCGTTCGTGGTAGCCTCACAATTAGATATATTCCGACCATACCCTGACCAATCGGGCAGAATCAATCCCGTATTACGGTCAAGGCGCCATTCGGCAACCAACCCTCGATCCAATGGATCATCCGACCATGATCTGGGATCGCCTAGCAAGTGCATTATTGGTACGCTCCCATGTAGCTCACCCACACATCCACGCTGTCAGCACTGTCATTGTTTGTTACCTGGACGCGCAGGTGATCTAGCGCAGAGACGTTGACTTGATACGTCGCTCGCTCTTCAGAGCTTGTCACCTCCGGTATCGCGGCTTCGTACATCGCCAGCGTGTCTGGTTCATTTGCTCCATCGGTATCCACGCCGAACAATTTCACCGTCACATCATCGTCTGGCGAGCCACCAAAAACTACTACTACCTTGATCGCCACGACGATGAACGGATTTGCGCCGTTGCAATCAATATCACCGGTTGTGGAGCTACCGGCGGCAACCGTTGTCTTAGATGCATCCGAGCCGATCAGGTCGGCCCACGCGGTTTTTGTCCAAGCCATGATCTACCTCACATGAAATTATACCCACCTCAGCACCCGGTACGGCCACAGCAGCGCCTCCACGCCCAACGGGATCTCCCTGGCCACCGCGCCCACTGTCACCTGCTCCCGGTTCTCGTACCAGTGACCGATCATCAACAGCATCGCCTGGTGGATCGCCTGCGGCACATCGCTGGCACTATCGCCGTAGCCGGCCGTGAACTGCACCGTGATCGCGCCGGCAGGATATAGCGTCGTGCTCGGCCAGGTCGCTCCGTAGGCCAGCACCACCCGCCCCGGCTCGCAGTCCGCATCCACGATGTAACTGCCGCTGCTGAATGTGGCGCTGTTGCCGTCCTTGTCCTTGTACGTGATGCTGGTCACCGACTGCAGCGGCGGCAGGGGTAGCGTCAGTTCGTCCCCCTTCGGCCACGCATCTAAGATGTATTTCCACGTCTGCGTGATCAGCGCCCGGCGCGTGATCTCCTCCGCCATCTGCCGCGCCGCTGTGATCAGCGCTGTGATCAACGCATCGTCATCGGTGATGTCCACCCGCAGGTGCGATTTCGCCTCAGTGAGCGAAACCGGCTCCACTGCTGGTCCCGTGACCAGTGTCAGCGCCACGTTATGCCTCCATCATTTCCTGGGAAATAACTGACCCATTGGGGGGCAACGATGAGATAGCCTGCTCCGCTGGGCTCACCGTCGCCGTCTCACGCCGCCGGCGCACCGGCACGGCATAGCCCGCCCGTATCCACGCCAGAGCCTGCTTGTTGGGCAGGTCAACTTCTTGGCCAGGCCGATAATCACCATCTGGCCCAGGTCCTGTCATTTGCACCCACATCAGTACACACCAACGATGTCGCTGGCCGTTGTGCCTGTGCTATACACCCGTTTCACGCGCAGCCAATGCACCACCCCGGCCGACATGCTGTTAAACGTCACCGTATCACCATTGGCCATGTCTACCTTCACGTCGCCGCTGGTGCCGACATACAGCCCGCGCGTCACGTGGCTCAGGTCGCTATCATCAGCCGGCGTGATGCTGAATGCGCTTTCCGCCGGGCTGTCCAGCCCCGCTTGATGTGCCGCAAACGAATCACTCACGGTTCACCTCCAGATAGGGCGGGCGGCCTTCGATCAGAAGACGCCCGCCCCGATCTCCGTCACGAGCTGGCGATGATCCCCACGCCACGCAGTGCGGCCAGGATACCATTGATTGCCGCCTCAATGTTGTCGTCGTCATCCGCGTATGTGCCGGTCACAGTGATGTCGTCAATAGCGCTGGCCTGCGTGCCGGCGGCGGTGATTTTGCCACCGGATTCGATGTTGATCTCGCCATCACTGGCCACCACCACCTCGTTACCGCCCTGCTTCCGGTAGACCTTCGGCTCGTAGGTTGCATCAGCCATCGCTCACCTCCTACGCCGTGCCTTCGGCCGGACTCACATGCGACTCGCCCTCGACGGTCGAGCTATCGTGCGTGGTCGGCATCTTCTTCGGGCCGTACTGGATGGCGATGATGCCGTCCACCACGGCGTTTTGCGTGCCGCGATCCACCACACAGCGCACATACCGCTCGCGCGGCCGGTACACGTCCAGGTAGAATACCTTGTTGTCGTCGTCGTCACCGACGGTCACACCGGTGCCTTCCAGGTCGGCCGCGTCGGAGAGGTCCGACTGCGCACCCTGTTGCGCTTTGATGCTGGTCACTGCGCCGGCGGTAATAGCGCCGAAGGCGACTATGAACATCACGCCCTCATAGTTCTGCATGTCTATCACAGAACTGTTGATGTCCGTGGTCCCGGCCGCCACCGCATTGCTGACCCGGGTCAGCTTCGTGTTTTTGCTCAGATTCATCTCAGCCTCCTATTGCTGATTTGCCGATTCGCTGATTTGCAGATTTGCTGACTTGCTACGCCAGCTTCACACGCACGAACGCCTCTTCCAGCACCGGCATACCGTCGCTCTCCAGTCGCCCGATCAGGCCCACCTGGTTGGTCTCAGCGTAGAGCTCCATCAGGCGCTGAATCTCCATGTCCATCGCGTCGGCGATCCAGTAGAAGGCGAAATCGCCCAGGATACCCACGTATTGGCCGGTGGTGAAGGTGTTCGGCGCGTACTCGCTCATGAACACCGGGAAGCCCAGCACCCGGTCCGGCTCGCCCACCCGCACGCTCTCCCGCCAGATGTACTGGCCGTTGCCGTCCTTCAGCTTGGCGATCTGCTTCACGCCATCCCGATGGAACAGCCAGCGCGCCCGAGGCCAGTACTGCTGCTTCAGCGTGTACTTGGCCTCGATCAGCCCATCGAACTTGATGCTGGTCGTAGTGTTGCCCGTGCTCACGTCCCTCGATGTGGAAATCCCATCATCGCTGGCTGTGAACACGCCCAGCGGCTGCCCGGCCCCGGACCCCGTCAGCCCCGCCTTCTCCCAGGTGATGGCGAACTTGTAGGCCAGGCGGTCGCGCACCAACGATTCCACGTCGGGGACCTTGCGCAGCAACTTGCGGCTGATCTTGATCCGCTTAGCCAGCGGGTGAGGATGCAGCTCGCGCTTGCCGAACGCCATTGAGGAGTCCTCGCTGCCAGTGGCCAGCTCGGTCGTCCAGTCAGCGTCCGCCGGGTCGCTCTCCAGCGACGGCACCCCCAGGCTCTCCGCGTTCGCCACCTGGTACACGGTCGCCCACTGCCGGATGTACACCGCGTTGTCCACGGCCTTGATCAGGTCCTGGACGAACTGCATCGGCGTCACCAGGTAGCCGCCCAGGGTGTCGCTGTCGGCCTGCAGTGCGCGCACTTCAACACTGCTCAGCCCGACCACGCCATGCCGCAGATACGACGCAAACGCCTGGCGGTACTCCTCGCTCTCCCGCCCGGTCGCAGCCTCGCGGCCTTCCGGGGGGGGTTCTGGCCGGTGCCCCTCCTCCAGCGGCTGCTCCAGCTCGCGCTCCATCGCCTCCTGGCGCTCCCGCCGCTCGATGTCGGCCGTCATCCGCGTCACATCATCCATGATCGCGTCCCACTGGTTTTGCTCCTCCTGAGTCAGCTCGCGATTCTCCTCATCGGCCTGGTCCAGGATTTGCCGGGCCTGCGCGATCAGTCCGGCCCGTTTCTGTCTCAATTCTCGAATGGTCATCACAACCTCCTGCTGATTTGCTGATTTGCTGATTTGCAGATTCGCTGGCTTACTCCAACTCAGCCAGCTCCAACCTCCGTCGCAGAACATCCAGCCGCGCCCGCGCACTGCCATCTGCGCCGTCACCCTCCGGCTGGGGCTCCTGCCCCGGCGCGGAGCCGTCCTCCCCCCCGCTCGCGGGGGGGACAGAGGGACCTCCCCCTCGCAACTCCATCACTTTCGCGCGCACCTGCGCGCTCGTCTGCGGGTATGCCGGAAACGTCACTGGCGACACATCAAACAATTTCTCACATCCGCCTGGCTTCAGAGTGCGGATCACCCCCCCGTTTTCATCCTTATACCACGAATCGCCTCCCGGTCGCACTCTAAAGCTGAAACTCATCTGATCCACGTCCCCGCGCCGCATTGTGACCAGCGCATCGCGGGCCCATTGTGTGTTAGGGGGCACGATCTCAAATGCTAAACCCTTCTCGTCCTCCCATACCTGCAGCGTCCCGCTTTTCGTTCTCCCTAGCACGTAATTCGAATCATGGTTCCACAATCCCCGTATATCATCGTTGAGCACGCCGCTGAAAAACCCGGGCTCAATGGCCTCGCGGAACGACCCCAGAACCTCCGACATCTGATTGAACACCGCTGCGTGCCCTATGATCTTCGGTGGCTGATCCTCTTCCTCCACCACCCGCATCTCTATCTGAAACGCCCGCTCCTCGCGCTCATTCAGGTTCTTTTTATCTTTCTCACATGCGTGCCGTTTCGCGATCTCCTGTAAGCAGATCCGCTTGATGTCCTCCAGATCTTGACATGTGAGCTGGACGTCCTTTTGATCCAGATTGTCATCGGAGGGCTTCTTCCATTGCGACAGTTTGTAATCGCTCGGCTTCTCGAAGACTTTCCCCTCCAGCGGACCACATGGCCCTGGACGCGGTTCAACATCATCCGCTGACATCGCCGGCAGTGCGCATTTCGGTTTCATCCCCGCTGCGATCATGGACACGCGCCTGATTGTCCCCTGGATAGGCCCCTGATCCTTGACCCGGCTCATATATACCCGCCACGCCTTCTTCCACGCAGCGCGGCCACCCGGATAGCCTTTGCTGGCATGTGTCCCATATGGATTGCGCGGGCTGCCTACGAATCTCAGTTCAGTGGGCCCCGCTGCTCGATCATCCAGACAATATACCATCGCTCTACCTCCGTCATCGCTCGCCGGCGCAAATTCAATCCCATCGTGATCCTGGCAATGCTTCCTGGCTTCATCCTCCGACCAGGTGTCCACCGGATACCGATAAGCCTGCTCCGTCATCGCAGACTCATCTTTCAGCTTCCCCATGATAACTGAATACTCTTTCCCCTTATGCTCCCGCTTTATGCGCCGGAATGAGTCCTTCTGAAATTCATCCGGCGATCTCAGTCTGCAGGCGTGCTCATTTGGATAGGGCATCCTGATCTACTCTCCTACGCGCTGATAACCATGCAATCGCACCCGTCGTGTGCCGGCGGGTGACCTACGTTGTGACTCACGTGCAGAGGGCGCTCCGCGCCCTCCGGCTGGAAATCCACTCCCGCCGGGATGAACCACTCTTTGATGCCCACTATCCGGCCGCTCAGATCGCTGCAGTATGGACAGCTCTTATCGAATGCTATCCACATCAGCCGCTGCCGGCGCGCGATCAGGTACACTCCAACCGCCAGCGCGTTGTTGAACCGCACCGATTCCCACCGTGCGATTTCCGCAGGCCGCTTCTCCTCCCAATCCCCAAACGCCTCCTCCAATGCCTCCACCGGGTCGCGGCCCTCCTCCTGAGCCTGGCGCACCACCTCGCGGATGCGGCTCTCGCTGATGGTTGCGTGCCGTGCCGCGTATGCGTCCACGTAGGACCGGATGAATCCCTCCACCCGAGGAGTCATCCCCTCCGGCTCGCCCACCTCGTCCTGCGCCGCCGCTGCCACCAGCTCACCATAACTCATCGCCAACGGCGTCATCTGCTCAGCCACAAAATTCGTGTGATCTCGATAAAATTCACTCAACCACAGATGGAACTGCTGCACATCCCGCCGCTTGAACCACTTGCGCGCCGCGTTGCGCACGTCGTTGATTTCCCGTCGCACAATTCGCGCCGCCACATCGCGGTACATTTTCTGCCACGCCAGCATCAGCCGATGCCGCTCCCTCGCTGACCGCTGCCCCCTCTCCTCCCCCTGCGAAGCGGGGGGGGGTTGGGAGGGGGGTTCCCCCCCTCCGCCAGGAAGGGGGTATGCTCCGCGCCCCTCCAGCGACGGCTCTATCCCCGCCTGCCCCGCCGGGATCATGTTGAGGGGCACTAGATAGGTGTCGCCACCCTCAATGGGGTTCATGTTCTCCAACCGCCGCACATCGTTAGCGCTCATCCAGCCCCATTGCCTGGCCGTGGCGTAGGCCTGATAGCGGCTCTGGATGTCGCCGCGTAGCAAGCCGTCTACCAGGAACTCAGCGAAGTACGTCTTACGCTCCTGCGGCGTCAGCAGGCTGCGGTAGATCTCCTGCTCCCAGCGCACCAGCCACGGCCGGATCGTGTGGATGACAAACTCCAGACTCTGGTGCTCAATATTGCTGAACGTCGCTCGCTCCAGGTCGGCTATCATGTGCGGCGGGATGCGAAACATGCGTGCGATCTCGGACACCTGGAACTTGCGTGTCTGCAAGAACTGCGCGTCCTCCGGTGGCAACCCGATCTCATGGACTTTCAGTCCCTCCTCCAGGATGGCCACCCGGTGCGACTTATCTAGCCCTCCGTGGCGGCTCTCCCAGGACTCGCGCAGCCGCTTGTGCGCCTCATCGCCCAGTGTGCCCGGGTGCTCCAGCACCACGCCCGGCCGGGCGTCGTTGCCGAAAAATCGCGCCCCAAACTCTTCCGCCGCCAGCGCCAACCCCACTGCCTGCCTGGCCAGGTGGATCGGCGAGTATCCCACGATACCATCGGAGCCCAGGCCGTGCACGTGGAAGACTTGCTCATCGCGCAGGGTGATCTCCGTCCGGCCCTGGGAATCCGGTTTGGATAGTTTGTAAATATACTGCAAGCGACCGTTCACCCGTTTCACCGTCATCCGGTCCGGTCGCAGTGGCCACAGCGCTCGTACCCGACCCGCTCTATCGAACTCGATCTCCGCGTAGGCATTGCCCCACGTGCACACGTGCCCCATCATCACCTCGCGAAGCTCGAATGACGTCATCTCCGGGTTGGGCAGATCGTGCAAGATGGTATACAGGTAATGGTCCGGTGCCCGCGCCTTCCCGCCATTCTCCAGCCGCCGGTACACCGGCAGCGGCAGGCTGGCCACCGTCTCCGCCAGGATGCGCACGCAGGCGAAAACCGCCGTCACCTGCAGCGCTGTTGAGGGGCTCACATCCACACCCGTTGCTGTGGACCACCCGCCGAGCGCATCCACCCACTCCGGTGGTATCTGGCTCACATGAAACCGGCGCTCAAACAATGCCCTGAATGCGAATCTCAACCGCTCGAGGATACTCATAATGTCAGAATTCCCCGCCGCTCATAAACGGACCCGGCGTTCTGGTGCCGCATCGCTCGATCCAACGCCATAATTCCGGCCACGATTCCATCAATCTTTTCCCGGCTCTTGGCCTTGTTCGGCTTCACATTGCCCGCCGCGTCCGTGCTCACCACCATGTTGTCGGCCATCCAGCGCAATACAGGATGACCACCATGCGCCAGTTTTCGGTTCAACACCAGCCGGAGCAGTTCCTTCGTCGGCCCGGCCATCGAGGCGAAGCCCTGTCCAAAACCTACCATCGTGAATCCTGCGCCTTCCAGCGCCTGGCTCACCTGGAATGCGCCCCACCGGTCAAACGCGATCTCCCGGATGTTGAACCGCTCGCCCAGCTCCTCGATGTCGCGCACGATGTAACCGTAGTCAATCACATTGCCCTCGGTAGCCGTGATCAGCCCATCGCGCACCCAGGCATCGTATGGTACACGGTCCTTCCGCGCCCGCTCCACCATGTTCTCCTCCGGTATCCAGAAGAACGGCAGCCAGGCATAGTGCTCCTCCTCCCCCGGCTCCGAGGGGAAACACAGCACGAACGATGCGATGTCACTGCTGCTGGCCAGGTCGAGGCCGCCGTAGCACGGCGCGCCTTGCAGCAATGTCTCGTTCACCGGCGTTGCGCAGGCATCCCAGGCCTTCAGCGGCAGCCACCGAGATTCTTGTTGTGTCCACTGGTTCAAGTGCAGCCGCCGGAACGTGTTCTGATACGCCGGCGTCTGCGCCGCCTTCCGGGCCTCATTGCGCAGGTAATCCAGCTTGACCGTCACGCCCAGGCTGGGGTTGGCCTTGGCCCATACTTCTTCATCCAGCCAATCCTCGTCCATGTCAGCAGCATAGATGACCGGCAGGAACGCATCGTCCTCAATGATGCCCTCCCGCACCTGCCGAGCGTACTCGTGCTGCTCCCAGCAGATGCTCTCCCGGTCATATCCCGCCGTGGTGATGGCCACCACCAGCGGTTGCCGGCGCGCCCCCGTCGAGGTGGTCAGTACGTCCCACAGATCCCGCGTCGGCTGGGCGTGGAGCTCGTCAAACACCACGCCGTGGGCGTTCAGACCGTGCTTGGTATAAGCGTCAGCACTCAGCACGCGGTAAGCACTGTACGTCCCCGGCACCACGATGCTGCGCTTGTACACCTCCGCCCGCCGCGCCAGCAGCGGCGAGCTCTCCACCATCCGCTTTGCCTCATCGAAAACGATGCTGGCCTGGTCGCGATCAGCCGCTGCGGAGTATACCTCTGCCCCCGGCTCATCGTCGGCGAACAGCAGCAGTAACGCGATTCCTGCCGCCAGCGTGGATTTGCCGTTCTTGCGCGGCACCTCAATGTATGCCGTCCGGTAGCGCCTTGTCCCGTCGCTCCGCCGCTTCCACCCAAACAGGGGACGGATGATCTCATCCCGCTGCCAGTCCTGCAAAATGAACGGCTGCCCGGCCCACTCTCCTTTCGAGTGTTGGAGCAGGCGCTCAAAAAAGTTAACTGCTACCTGCGCCGCCTGCTCATCGAAATAGAACTCACTCATCGCTTATCTGGACGCCGGCGAACAGTATCTCCGCCAGCGATGGCTCCTCGTCCAGTGCATTGATCACCAACCGCGACCGAGAGGATGGCGTCAGGCCGAACTCCGGCAAAATCTTGCGCATCTGCTCCCAGGCTTTATTGGCTACATGCAGCCACGGGTTCTGGTACAGGTTTCCTTTACAGGATTTGAGGATTATGTCCTGCTCAGCCAATTTCCGTTCCGCGTGCACCCATCGTCCCCACGCCTGGCAGTACATGGCCAGCGCTGCGCGGTCCACTACCGTGTACAGACCCAGATCCATCAACACGCTCACCATGCGCCGCCACTCGCGTTTCGCCTCATTGCTCAGGTGGCGCGGGGCGTATGGCGTATTGGCTGGTACCGGTGGCTGCGGTTCGCCCCCGTTCAGCGATCGCTTGCCCGGGTTCCCCGCCAGCTTTTTCATTGCGGTCGGTTTCGGCTTCCGTCCCCTCATATCTCAGGCCGTCTCTTCCCAATGTAACGGCTGTGTTTGCGTCCATCTGGCCCGCGCCACCGCCACCGCCAATAGGGCCCGTGCCCCCGCACCGTATAGCTCTCTAGCCAGGCCCCGCCCGGCA